CTTCTATTTTACAGACTGGACGTCCTATCTTTTTTATATTAAACATATATTATATTATATTTTTTTTGTTTAGTAATTTATCTAAAAATAATTTTGCCTCTGCATTAATACTTGTTGATAATTCACTAATTTTTTTTTTAACTACTGATACACGAGGATTTATACCTAAAATATTTAAAATAACTCTTATTTTATCTCTTACTTTGATATCTTCCCCATAGTTTTCCAATAAAATTATAATTGTTGTAAGATTATTATATAATTCGTAATTTTTACCTGTTTTACTATTTAAAAATTGCGTAATTAACTTAGCTTTAACGATGTCATTTTTTATCTTCGCAATACTAAAATATCTTTTAACAACTTTTAAATATAAATTTGTTTTATTAAATTCTTTTATATCGTTTTCGATATCTCTAACTAAGTTATCCGTATACCTAAAATAATATATCATATCAAAAGATTTAAAATTACCATTTAAAAAAACTATCGTATCAAATTTAATATAATATATTTCATCAAAATCTTTTTCTGGTATATCAAATTTATCGTAATTAAAAAACTTTTTTTTATCACCATTATTATACTGTATTTTAGCCTCTAAAAAAAATATATCGTCGTCTAGCTCTAATCCTCTTAAGATACCTTTAAATTCTTCGTTAAATCGTTTTAAATCTTTTTTTCCTGTTATTAAGGATAATGCATCTATATCGCTCGTATATCTCTGACTTACTAGACTATAACTACCTACTATTAATATTTTATAGTCTAATAACTTATATTTATTAAATAATGCCCTTTCATCACCTGTATACTCATCTTCAAGAAATAACATATTAGTATTTTTATTTCTATCAATTGCTCCTGTATCTTCATATTTTTTTATTTCATTATTATAGTTAGCCATAATATAATATATATTTTATTTTACCATAATATTTTTAATGCAAGTTCATTAGGTGATAAATTTCCTAATTTATGTTTAATACTAATAGCTTTATGGCTCTTCTGAAATCTATCTCTATACATTTCTGCTTCTTCGTCTAATTTTTTCTTTTTAAATATATTTTTTTCGTTATGAGCAATAAATTTATAAATAATATAGTCTTTATATCCAACTCTACCAAATTTTATTTTACCTGCTTTACTGTCATATAATAATTTATGTATGCCATCATCAGCGAAGAATAATTTATTTTCATCATAACCAGCATTACCAGCTTTAATTCTTGCATTTATCATATAATTATTTTCTGTTATTTTAAAACTTTTTAAATAATTTTTAAAATTATCTAAATTTAACGTTCTACCACCTATTTTACGTCTACCCATGCCAGATGCATTATATTCTTCTTCATCTAAATAATCCTCCTCAGTAGGTACGAACTCTTCTTCATTGTCGCCTACTTGTAAACCATTTACATAACCTAAAGACCATGTATTGCCCTTTAATGGTTCTAAATATTCTTTCATATAATCTTTATCGCTTAAAGCTTTTTGGATAAATTTTAAATTATCTAATGGTGCTTGAGCATAAAATGCGGATGAATCAATGTAATATTCTCCTTCTTCTAAAACTACGAAATTCATATCTTTAACAAATCTATTACATACGATTAAAGGTGCTTTCGCTGGTGCTATTTTTGATGCACCTTTTTTGATATATGTATTTTTATCTGCTGTAATATTTAATTTCAATTTATTATTTTTTAGACATTGGCCATAAATTACAGGTATGTAACCTTGTTTAGGTGTTTTACTCATTTGACTTTTAATACTAGGCACTTGTTCAAATTTAGATGCTGCAGCAACATTACCACTTCTAAAAGTTAGATAATCCTTTACTAATTTTACGTCTGTTTGTGTAAGTTTGCCTTTATAATTTATCTGAAATGAAAAATATAATTGACCATTTTTAATAAATGTATAGTCTTTGCTTGGGTTTTTGGTCTTTCTTAATTGAAACATCATTAAATTAGATACTTTAGTTTCTTTAAAATCTTTTTCTTTTACTGGTTCGCATCTTTCTATGGTGGCATTCTCGTGTATAAATTTACGAACTAGAACAAAATTTTCAGCACTTAGAATTGTTGCTGGTATATAATAAGAAACAAGTCCACCTTCTTTTAAATCTTGTAATGCTTTGACTAAAAATAAGCCGTAAATATCTGCTCTAGGGTCAATATATTGTTTGTATCTTTTTCTTACGGCTTCAGGCATATACGGTTTATCCTCTGAACCATAAATAAAATATGGTGGATTTCCCACGATTAAATCAAATTTAACGTTGAAATCAGTAAGTAAATAATCACCCTCAACAACATGCATGCCTTCATCCTCAAATTCTTGTTTAAATTCATTAAATAATACAGGGTCAAATTCTACGCCATAAATATTTTTATATCCATATTTTTTAAACGCCTTCAAATAATTTCCTGTTCCGTATGATGGTTCAAGGATGTAGGCATTAGGGTCTATTTCAATCGTTTCGAAAGCTTTTTTTATATCTCCTTGTGGTGTCATAAATTGCCCTAAACTTTGTCTATGTTTTTTCGTTGATTTTTTTAAATATTTCGCTTCATTATCTTCTTTTGGTTCTTTTATTTCATTTATATATTCTGGTTCGTCTGGTTCATATTCTTCATACTCATCATCATCTTCCGCTCCTCCTTTTAATCTTTCATGTATACTAATCGCTTGACGTTGTTTATAAGCATTTTTATAAGGTATTGGTCTTTTACTATAGCATGTATTTTCTCCTGTTTTTTTACAAACTTTATAACCAGTTTTAAATTTTTTTAATTCGTATGGCATTGATAAATATAATATACGAGAATAAAAAAATATATTATATATATATAATATGCAAACTCAAGTAAATTTCAATGATAAAACCCCATGCCATCTTTATTACGATATTAATATTATAAACAATGATAAAACGGGGACATCACCATCCGCACCAATTGTTTTTAATGATACACGTTCCGACACCATATTACAAAATCCAAGTGAATATTTTTTATCTGTTAATCGTTTTACAGTGGATACACCATCCCTACCTTTATTTGTTCCATTAATTGAAACTTATCAATCTGGAGGCAATGTTGCTAATGCTGACGTTAATACAACAATTTATAAAATAGGTATCTCAAGAGGCGATGCCACCATAAACCAAGCAGGAGATTTTTTTCCTATTAAATTTGAACCTCAAAATAAAACACTAAATCCACCTTCTCAATCATCAGTCCAGCAAAACAATATACAAGAATATTATTATTTAAATAGTTTTGACGCTTTTATAGATTTAATTAATACATCAACAGCAAATTATTTAGGCAATGTTTCTACAATTGGTGGTAACTTACTAGCATCATCAAATGTTTCTATTCCTCAATGGTCTATAGATACTAATGATAATAAGGCCTCTATTTACTTCCCACAAAATGGCAATTTATCGAATGTTAACGTCTCGGGATGGGGTGGTAATTATGATTTATCCGCAAGTTTTAATAATTATTTTTTATATCTTAATGCTCCTTTATATAATTTATTTAGTTCTTTTAATGCTTCATACGTTAAAAATTTACCATTAACTAATTCAACCTCGGATAATAATGGATGGTATAGACTAAATATAAATCCAGTTAATAGTTTTAATACTGCAGTTTCAAGTGCAATTAATTCAATAAGCCCAGAAAATAATAATTTAATTGGTTTAAAATCAGTCCCAGCATCTAGTTTACCATTAAGAAATTTAAATTTTTATCCATCTAATAGGGTGACTTATTTTTCAATATTAACTCAAGATTTCGCTACTACACCTTTATGGAATCCAGTACAGGCAATAGTTTTTACAACCTCATTAATGCCAGTTGCGAACGAATTAACAGGTCTCCCAAATGTTTTTAATGATAATTTTAACGGCTTTAATGCTGGAGGCAATAATAGAAATTTTACTCCAATCTTAACAGATATCGAAATACCTTTAACACGTGGCGACGAATTTAAACCAACAATTTATTACGTGCCATCATCAGAATATAGATTAACGGATTTACAATCAAATACACCAATAAACAGTATACAAATTTCAGTATTTTGGAGAGATAACTACGGAAGGTTACATCCTTTATTATTAAATGCTGGTTGTACCGCCACATTAAAATTAATGTTTAGAAAGAAAATATTTAATTTACCTAGAATTTAATATATAATAATTTTTATATTTATTATTATATATATATTCATGAGTAACGATTTTAAAAAAGTTTTAATCAAAGATGACAGATTAATGGTATCCGATTCTATCGAATATGCCGTATTTAAAGGGGGTCAAAATGTTGTCCCTTCAGTCCAACCTGCTATCTCCCAGCAAAACAACACCTCCGCAGTTACATTTAACATACAAATCCCATCAGAACAGACCATAGTTGATAGAAGAGTAATGTATACCGCTCAAACTCAAATTACTTTTACACTTGCTGCAGGTTCTGCCACACCTAAATTAGGTTATAACATGGCTCTCGCTGCGTTTCCCAATCACCAATTACTACAAACAATTACCACAACTATAAATAATAATACAACCTCAATAAATATTCGTGATGTTTTACCTGCTATTTTAAAAACAAACGATTGTAGAGAATTATTAAGATACTCAAGCACTACTCCTATCATGTCAGACGTTTTATACGGTTATCAAGTTAATAGTGCTTCATCTGGTGTAGGTTTACCAAATAACATTCTCGGAGGATATGAATGCTCAGGTGTCGACAATGATATTAGAACTAACGGTGCTTTCGCAGGTTATAGCAATAGAAATAATAACGCTGTAGGACAAAACGTAGAAATTTCAGGACCAACCGCTGGAGGTGTATATACTTTAACTTTCCAAACATGTGAACCATTAATATGCCCTCCATTCGCATGGAATGAACCTGTGGATAATAACTCATCTATTTATGGTGTCCAAAACATGAATATAGTCCTAAATATCGGCAATCCTAATAGATGTTTTAGAGTTGCTCCCGAACTCGAAATTGAGAATGTCCAGCTTGTAGGTGTTTCAAATCCAGAATTAAATTTAAATTACATCACTCCACACCCCTCAGACCTTATGCCAGCAAGAAACGTCCAAAACTATTTAGAATACCCACGCTACTTTACCACCACAAATAATGCTATCCTTGACGAATCAAGCGGACAAATTCAATCCTCAACATTTAATTTAAATCAAATCCCCGACAAATTAATTATTTTCTGCCGTAAACCTCAAAACTCACAAACTAACTCCGATTCTGATTTTTCATTACCTATTACTGGTATCTCTATAAATTTTAACAATAATTCAGGCATATTATCATCAGCAACACCATACGATTTATTTAGATACAGCGTTGAAGCTGGTAGCACTCAATCATGGGATGAATTTAACGGTGTAACACTTTCAGGCGTTTCCGTTCCTGCTGGAACTGCTGGCACAACAGTTTTACCAACTGTAGGCTCTTATTTAATGTTAGATTTCGGTAAGCATATACAGCTTACTGAGGATTACTATTCCAGCGGCTCGCTAGGCAACTTCCAGCTTCAATTTCAATTAAATGTCAAAAATTACACAGGTTCAGATATCACACCTGAATTAGTCTTAATCACTGTAAACTCTGGTATTTTTGTCACCGAAAGAGGTCAATCTTCTGTATATACTGGAATCCTCACCAAGCAAGACGTCCTCGATGCTTCTCAAACAACTCCTTTAGGTCAAAGCAGTGTAAGACGCTTATTAGGTGGCGGAGCAATGAACAAAGGTAAAGTATTAAACGTCCACAAGATGAAACAACTCCATATGACACACCAAAAAGCCCCAGCATTTCAAGGCAGTGTAAGTGCTGGAGCATCAATGAGACATCCTTTATCCTCTAGATTAATGTAAAAAAATTGTATAGAATTATTATATTTATATATTATATATATAATATGCCTATTGATACTCCTTATAATAGAGAAATAGCAAGACAATATAATGCCTCAAACAGAAAAAGAGCTAATTATATGCACGTTCATATGTCTCCGATGAGTGGCAACGAATTAATATTACCTCCACACAGCAATCCAGCACATGGCAACGGCTATAATATGCGTATGGTTGGTAGTGGTGTGGGTGTTTATAAAAAAGAACCTTGCTGCTCAGGTTGTGCGGATGATGATGGCGACGGCTGCAGCGGTGGCAATAATGCTGGTTTAAATCCTAAAACACGTATGGAATTGAACTTAGGAGCTGGTAGAGAACTTAAAAGAAATGCAAATGCTGGTTTATATGCTTATGGTGCTTCTGGTGGAAGTTATCACGGTGGCATGCTAGGCTTAAACGATTTATATAATAAAGGTAAAGACATTTATGAAACAGGCAAAAGGGTTGTTCATAAGGCCAAAAAAGTTTTTAAGAAGGGTAAAGAAGGTTATGAACATCTTAAAAAAGCGTATGACAGTGGCAAAGATGCCTATAATGAACTTAAAGGCAATGGATTACATGACAGAAGAAACGTTAGAGGAGGCAATGCTCGTGCGGTCATCGTAAAAGACGTCATGGCTAAACAAGGATTAAGCATGATACAAGCTTCTAAATACGTCAAAGAACATAATTTATATTAATTATCGTCATTCATAATTTATTATGAATAACCATAAATTTTTTTTATCGTCATTCATAATTTATTACGAATAACCATTTTTTTATATTATTACAAATAAATTTTAATTTTAAAATCGTAAACGATTTTAAAAGGGGCAAAAAAATCTAAAATAATCTAAAATAATCTAACCTAAACATGATATACATAGTAATAATAACGTTATTATTACTATGTATATCATGTTTAGGTTAGATTATTTT